GCATCGCGACACGCGCATTGACGAACGCGGAGACACCCATCAGACCCTCGCATCAAGAGCTGCTACAGGTGCTGCGATGAGCGACCACCGGCGCCGCGGACTGCTGAACGTGCTCACATTCGAACGCCGGGTCCACGAACTAGCGATGGACCTTTACGCCGCGTGGCTTCCCGACGTACGCCGCGCAGTACTCCCCGAACTAGCAGCGGCAGCGCTCACACCCGAACCCTCCAACATCGCCGTCACCCAAGCCCGGTTCGAAGAACTTCTCGACACCATCTTCATCGCAGGCATGCACGATCTGACCGCCGGTCACATCGCCGCGACCATCACCGCCGCCGGGATCACCGCCGACATGCTCCCCTGGCCCGACAACGCCACCCCGCAAACCGGGACAGTCACCGCCCGCATGGTCACCCGCATCCCAGCGATCACACAGTGGCAAACCGTGTACCTATCTCAGGTTCGCAACCGGATGGTCAACACCCCCGACACTGTGTACAAAGCGATCTCCACACACGTCGCCGAAGCGTTGCGGCTCGGAGAGTCGATACCCCAGATGCGGGACCGGATCGCAACGGAACTCGACGTCACCAATGTGGAACAGTGGCCGCGCCGCGCCACCGTCGTCGCCCGCACCGAATCTGGCGGCGCCATGAACTCGGCAACGAGGCAAGCCGCGATCCTGCAGTCCGACATCACCGGCACACTCCTCGACCAGGTGTGGATAGCAACCCCCGGATCCGACCGAACCCGCGAAACCCACCTCGAGGCACACGGCCAGCGTGTCCCCCTAGGTGAGCACTTCATCGTCGGCGGCTACGAGCTCGCCGCGCCCGGCGACCCTGATGGGCCCGCAGAGGAAGTAATCCAGTGCCGGTGCACGCTCCTCACCGTTGAGCGCGGCGAAAACGTCCCCGGCCTCGACACGTGGGCGCTGGCTGCATCCCTCGATCCCACAATCACCCACCAAACCGCTGCCGCAGCTGATGGAGGTCACGCCATGGAGGAGTTCCGATCCTGGGAAGGATTACTCATCCCGTTCAACACGGTCTCCCGCGACAGGTTGTCACTTGCGTCTCCCGACCTGAAGCTCGTCAACGAGAAACTCCCACTCGTCCTCAACTGGCAGGAGAAAGACGACCCCGACCACGACGGGGCGTTCACCGTCGGTGCGATAGAAGCTTTTGAAACCCGGGACGACGGCATCTGGGGCCGCGGCTACTTCCTCAACACCGAACACGCGGACGACGCTGTCGACCAGGCACGCAGAGACCTCACCGCCCCAAGCGTTTTCGCTATCGTCACGAATGAAGTCCTCGCAACCCCCGACGGCCAGCCAATCACCGACGAGCAACTCGAACAAGCCATCAACGCAGATGAGCCGATCGACGCTGTACCAATGTGGCTGGAAGCCGAGATCGCCGCCGTCACCCTCGTCGCGATCCCCGCCTGGCGCGAAACAAGCATCACAATCGGCGACACGGTGGAGCGGGACGACACAATGCCAGCGGTCCTCCAAGCCGCTGGACACCGCCTCGCAACCCTCGACGAACACCGGCCACGCGCCGTCATGTTCGCCGACCCCAAACTCACAGAACCCACCCCACTGCACATGACAAGCGACGGCCGGATCATCGGGCACGTCGCGCAAGAAGGCTGCCACCGCGGCTTCACTGACCGGTGTGTCCCCGTGCCACGCTCCAACACCGGCTATGCACACTTCCACACCTCCAGCGTCCGCACAGCTGAAGGCGACACACTCCCAGTCGGCAGACTCACAGTGGGAGGCGGTCACGCTGCCGCCGGCGCGGACGCACGCGCCGCCGTCGAGCACTACGACGACGTCGGTACCTGCTTCGCGCTCGGCAGGCTCTTCGACGACGGGATCGGTATCGCCTTCTCCGGGGTCCCGCATCCGCAAGCCACGGTCGATCAGGTCGAAGAAGGCCTGTCAGCACCGATGTCAGGGGACTGGCGCACCCTCGGCGGGAACCTCGAACTCGTCGCCGTCTGCGCCGTCAACACCCCCGGATTCCCTGTCATCCAACGTTCCCGCACAGCCTCCGGCGAACGGCTCATCGCGTCGCTCTCCCCCACCACGAACAAGCACGACACCCCGATCACCGTGAACCTCAACCAGCTTGCCGCGAACCTTCTCGACGAATACCGGACTGGAGAACTCCGCCGCGCCCAAGCCGATGCCATCCGAGATTCGATCGCCGTGAAACGCCGGAGCGAACACGAACGCCTCACCGCGTCAATCCACCAGAAGTGAAGGAGCGTCAACACCCATGGCCAGACACTGCGGATCATGCGGCAGCGCACCCAAGGCGAAAACTGAGAGAACCCCCGTCAGATACGAATTCACCACCAGCACCGGGGAAACCCGGATGTTCCTCTCACGGATGGAAGCAAACGTCGCGAAAACCCGCGACCCCCAGGGAACCGTCACCCCGATACGCGAATAGCCTTCTCCGCCCGCATCTTCACCCCCCTGATTTAGCGTCACAAAACCAGAAGGTGTTCTGACCTGTGCTGTGTGCCGAGAACACCCTCACCACACGTCAATAGCTGTTCCTGTCGAGGGCTGTGTGCCGGGGAAAACCACTCAACACTCTTGATTGGAGACCCCTGATGGCTGAATTTGAACTGCCAGCCGAACTTCCCAGCGACCTCGACGGCCTCGACGGCCTGCGCGCAGAGGCGAACACCGCGTTCGACGACATCAACACTGAAGTCGGCTCTGGTGTCCCCTCGCAGGAGCAGCTCGACAAGCTCTCCGCGCTCGCCGACGCGATCCACAAGATCGATGACGCCAAGACAGCCCTCGCAGAAGCGGAGAACCAGCGCGCCGAAAAAGCGCGGGAACTCATCGAATCTGTGAAGGCACGCAATGCCACCGAAGACAGTGACGGCACCGAAGAAGAGCCTCCCAGCGACGCTGCGGAGGTTGTGGCTGAAGCGGAACAGGCCACGCAGGAAGCGGCAGAAGAAGTAGACGCCCCCGAACCCGTCGCTGCAGCAGCAACTCCCAAGCCTGTGAAGCGGTCATTTGCTGGTGCCACAAAGAAAGCAGACATCGACGTGCCTAAGCCCAAGATCGGGTGGTCCCTCTCGGCTGGCGCGCCGGGCTGGCAGCATCAGGGAGGCAACAGTGGCCTCTCGTTCCGGGATTTCGCGAAGCGGCTCGATGACAACCTCGTCGCAGGCGGTCGTTTGAAGCTGAACCGTCCCCAGAACCCGGTTCTTGGCGGTCCCACAGTGTCCCTCGCCACCCTGCAGCGTGACGGCAAGGTCATCGAAGACGCGCATGCGCTGGTCGCGGCGATCAACGAAGTCTCCGACGAGCGGAACCTCCCCGGTGGTTCACTCACCGCGGCGTGCGGCTGGTGCGGTCCGGGTGAGACCGTATACAACTTCTGCGACGTCCCCAACGCAACGAACCTCCTGACGCTGCCTGAGTTCATCATCAACCGCGGTGGCCTCCGGTTCCCAGCCGACCCGGACTACAGCGAGCTGTTCGCTGACATCCCGGCGATCTTCACCGAAGAAGATCTGTGCGCCGAACCCGCACCGGAAAAGCCGTGCCTCGATATTCCTTGCCTTGATGAGTGGATCGAAATCGAACCGGAAGCATTGTGGCGTTGTGTCCGCGCAGGGTTCCTTGAGCAGCGCGGCTGGCCCGAACGCATCGAGCATTTCCTGCGCTCCCTGACGCAGTGGCACCTGCGCCGGGTCTCAGCGCTGTCAGTCGCGAAGATCATCGCCGGATCTGATGCAATCACGATCCCCGCCGACAGCCAGATCGCGGCCAGTTCGGCCGTGCTCAACAGCCTGGCTTTGGTGGCGACGAACTTGCGCATCCAGCACGGTCTCGGTGACATGGCTACCATCCAGGGTTTCGCACCGACATGGGTGAAGGAAGTCATCCGTGCTGACCTCGCGAACCAGGCAGGTGTCTCCGAGAAGAACATCTCGGATGCTCAGATCACCGGGTGGCTCACGGCGAGGAACATTTTCCTCCAGTTCATCAGTGATTGGCAGACCAACGAACCCGGTCTGCCCGGCAGCGACGATACGACCGAGTGGCCAGGAGCGGTCGAGATTGTTCTGTTCCCCGCAGGAACGTGGGTCCGGCATCTCCGCAACGTCATCGAGCTGTCCAACGTCTACGACCACGCGAGCCTCACAGTGAACCAGTTCACCCGCCTCGCTGTCGAGGACGAGTTCCAGGTGTGGAAGCGCTGCTACGGCTCGAAGCTCGTCACGATCCCGATCTGCCCGAGTGGCGCGATCGGGCCGCGTCAGGCCATCGCCTGCGCAACCCCGACCCCATAGCAGGGTCCGTGATCTGGGTGGGGCGTGAAGGCCTGTGACCAGTGTGAGGCTGTGACCCCTCCACGCCCCGCCCTCCCAAATCTGTTGTTTCCCTTCATGGAGGTCCCTGATGGTTCTGCCCCCGATTCATTTTCAGCCGCCTCTGGTGAATCCGGCGCGGCACACCCTCTACGACCTCCCTGGCCTGCACCCCGCCGGTGAGCCGTCACGGCATCAGGGCGGCGTCGAAATAGACCCGATCAACTGCCCCGGCTCCACTGGCACATGGCCCACCGATCCCTGTGAAGTGGAGCCAACCGGTGAGAAAACCGGTGACCGCGGTGACTACACGGAGTTCCCGCCCGTAACAGCGTGGGGTGCTGACGAGTGCGGCCTCGAATCCAGCGAGGAACGCGCTTTGCAGAACCTGCGGCTACGCGAGCCACAGGTCGTAACCCAGCACTTCATCGATCTCCTCGAAGATCCTGAGCCCGGTTCGGAGACCGCGGCAACCGATCTGGGTGCTCATTTACCGGCCACCGCGATCGGGCTCCTCGAGGAAGCCCTCGGGTGGGGGTGGGGCGGAACCGGTGGCGTGATCCTCGCGCCCCGTCGGCTGGCCGCGCTGCTTGCTGCGGAAGGCCTGATCATGCCGGGCCCGTCGAACACGATCACCACCGTTCTCGGTACCCGCGTCGTATTCGGTCCCGACACGACGGGCGTGGTGTACGCGACCGGGCCCGTACATGTTTGGCGGGACGAGGTAATGACGCAGCAAGCCAGAGCGCTCACCGGTAACCGCGTCCTGTGGATCGCGGAACGCACCATCGTCGTCGGGCACGAGTGCACCGCAGTGAAGGCGACGATCGCATGACCGTGCGGCGCGTGACAAACATCTGCTACCGGTGGAAGAACCGGCCAGCCTATCCAGAACCCGCGGTCACGGTAGCCGCAGAGCCTCATACTGCGAGCTCCTTCCACGAACCCCCGCGCGCCGGGCGCGGATCCTCGCGCGATGCCTGGGCGCAACACCTCACTGTTAACGGAATCCCGGTCACCGGCACTGACACACGCGATGACCTGATCGCACGGTGGGACGAAACGAGGCAGCCCTCGTGACCATTGAAGTCGTCCTCGCGGTCCTCGCTTCCGGTGTCCTCACCGCGTTCATCACGGGCTGGTTTAACCGGTGGCGCAACCGCACCCAGGCCACCGCCCACTTAGCTGAGGCCTACACGAAACTCACCGCGGACCTGACCGCCGACAACAAAGTCCTCAGAGCCGAGGTCGTCGGGCTGAATAAACGGGTGCGCTGCCTGGAACAGAAACTCGACAAGGCCCTCACTGCTTTGCGGGACAACAACATCAGCATCGACGAAGCCGCCTGACTCGGCGTTTTGCACCCCACCCTCATAGCTTCCTTTTTGCGGCCTCACACGCAACTTCATTGCGCAATGAAGAGAGTGAGGCACAACTATGGCCGGAGCGAAGTTTCCTGTCGTAAAGGGCATCCGCATGCGGGTGACGAAAACGAACTTTTGTGGTCTCCCACTCGAGGGGCCCGGCAACTACACCGTCACCGACGGCTGGATCAGCGCTTCCCTGTCCCCGAACATGAAGGCAGCCGAAGAGCTCGAGCAGACCAACGCTGAAGGCCGCGTCTGCGTGGCCGACCGCACACCGCCAGAGAGGAAATGGTGGGACGCGACTCTCACGCTGTGTAACGTCGACACCTGCCTCATCGGGATGATCACCGACTGGCCTATGATCGTCGATTCCGAAGGCAACGTGATCGGTTTCGGTGACCAGTCCGAGGTGCCCACCGACACCGCGGTGATGATCGAAATCTGGGCGGGCGCATCGCAGGCATCTGACTGTGAGGCCCCAGAAAACGACGATATTTTCGATGCCGGTTCCGAGATCACGGGCCGCCAGTTCGGTTACTTCGCGTTCCTCCTGAAGGAAGCAACGCTGGGTGATTTCGAGATCGGCGCTCAAGTGTCAACGTTCACTTTGACCGGCATCACCGGTTCATTCGCCCAGTGGGGCAGGTCGCCGTTCAACCCGATCGATATCGACGGCAGCGGCACCCCAGGCCGCTACCTTGAAGAGCCTGACCCCGATCAGCACATCTGGGTACAGCGCACCCCGATCTCACCTCCTGACGTGACGGACGGATGCTGCTATCTCGCAGTCCAGTCCGTCACGACACCGTACTTCGGTGAAACCGCGGTAGCGGTCGCTGGTGACCAGCCCGACTGCGACTTCGAGCCTGAGCCGGAGCCGTGATCAGTTAGACAAGGAACCCCCAGTTGCGTGACGGCTGGGGGTTCACTGTTGCGGGCTGTGCTCGCCCGAGTAGGCGTTCCGGACTCCAACTCGGTGGTTGCGGGTTCACCACCTGAACGAGCAGCGTTGCACCCCTCGCTCGTAGTTTGACGGCCATGGCAGCGTGTGAATGGACCGTAGACGATTCGTGTCTTCCGGCGCCGGAGTCGGAATACGATCGCGCGCGGCTTCAGGACGCCAAGGACGCAGCCGTCAGAATCCTCTGGTCGCTGACGGGCCGCCAGTACGGTGTCTGTCCGGCGATCGCGCGACCATGTCCGCCGCCGTGTCTGCCACGTAAGAGCGGACCCGGCTGGTTCCCCGAGCTGGTGAACGGCGCATGGATCAACGTGTGCAAATGTGAGGGTGGCTGCACGTGGCTCGCGCCCTCCGTCATCCACCTTCCGGGCCCAGTCGACCACATCATCAAGGTGACGATCGACGGCACGGACCTCGACGAAACCGCGTATGCGCTCGAAGGTGACCTTCTGTACCGGACCAACGGGATATGGCCCTCACAGAACCTCACAAAACCCCTCGGCTCTCCCGGCTCGTGGTCGGTGACATACGGTCGGGGTGCGCCACCCCCAGCCGGGCTAGCGACCGCCGCGGGGATCCTCGCGAAGGAGTTCTTCGCGGCGTGCTGCAACACCAAGTGCCGCCTGCCGGCGCGTGTGCAAGCCGTTGTCCGCAACGGGGTCAGCGTCACCATGACTGGGCCTGACATTTTCGCTGAAGGTCTCACGGGCATCCCCGAGATCGACATTCAGATCCAGGCAGCGAACCCTAATCGTTTAGCTCAGCGAAGCCGGGCGGTCTGACATGATCCGCATTCTTCGCCGAATCACCGCCGCGATCTGTTTCGATCTCGCTGTCGCTCTGGACGCGAACCTGATAGACAACGAGTTGCCTGGGCTGCACTGCGAGTGCCCCGATCTGATCGGACACCCCGCGGATCAAGGCGGTGAACGCCGTGAGTGATGTGCTGCTCCCCGTCGTGGGCCGTTTGCAGGAATCGTTGCGGCAGGTGTTCAGCAACAGTGCGCCCACCCCACCACTCGGTGGCGGCTCCGACGAAGTGCGGTTCGTTGCCGGTGACTTCGGGCTGTCCATGAGCATGTGGAACCTCCACCAGGACGATTGCGGCTGCGGTGACCCGTTCCTGTGGGTGCGTATCGTGCGCCGATACCGCACCTCGCAGTTCCCCGCCGACCAGCAGGGCGGAGCGAAATGCGGCACATCGAAAGCCGCCACCATCGAAGCTGGAGTCGCGAGGTGCGCGGTCACCGAACCGAACCCGTGCTGGGACGAACTCGACCGTGAAGCGCTGGTATCGGCGGACGACTCGTGGCGGTTAGAGGCCGCGATGTGCCGGGCCATACAGTGCGCGACCCGGGAACACCTGGTGCTGGACCACGCGCAAACCCCCATCGTCCCAGTCGGCCCCGAGGGTGGGCTGCTGGCATGGATCGCACAGGCACACGTTCAGTTAGGAGCCAGCGCATGAGCACAGTGAGAGTTGTAGCGACCGGGAAACGCACTCTCGCGAAGGTTCCCACCGAACCGGTGACAATCGAGCGGACACCCTACATTGACGGTCTGCTGCGCCTGGGAGTGCTCAAGCGTCTGCCCCTCGATTCAAGTGACCCGGAGACACCCACCAGCGCGCTATTACGGGAACCGCCCCGCACAGGCAAAGGGTCCTCCCGCGCGAACTGGCTGGCGTTCCTCACCAGCGTTGGTGTCCCGCACCTCGAGGAGGACTCACGGGAGACACTGATCCGCCGCTACGACGAGCACGAGTGGGAAGTCGGTGACTAATGGCGTCAGGGTTCGTGTTCACCATCGACAACAGCAACCTCACTAACGCGCTCACCGGAGGGCAGGGGTTCCTCGTAAAAGCAGTCACGGATATCACGCGGCGCGTCGAGGCCGCCGCGAAACTCAAAGCACCCGTCGATACCGGCAATTTGCGGCGCTCCATCAACCAGACCCCACCAGTTGTGAACGGGTTGATCGTCACCGGTGGTGTCGAGGCGCGAGCGAACTACGCGGCCGCGGTCGAGCTGGGCACACGCCCCCGCGTGATCGAACCCCGCAACGCGCGCGCGCTGAGGTTCAGGGCAGGTGGGACAACCGTGTTCGCCACCCGTGTGCGGCACCCCGGTTCGCGGGGAAGACCTTTCCTGAAGCCCGCACTGGATGAGGTAGCCGCAGCCCTATAACTCGGGGGGGGGCTTGCACCCCGCGCTCATACCTTCTACGGCAGTCACAACTGGACCGATTGGAAGGCCTCACACAATGCAAGCTCCAGATTCGACCGATGACCTCGCCGCTAAGGCCGAGGAGCTCGACCGCGAAGAGGCCCGCTTGAAGAAGGAGCGGGCGGCTCTCGCGAAGAAGCGGAAATCTGCTGTAGTCCTCGAGGAGGACGGCACGGTGATCCAGCCCGACGAGGACGAAGAGTGGCCGCACGACACGCTTGAGTTCGCTGACGAGACGTGGGAAGTCAGGAAGCCTAAGACTCAGGCGATTGTCATGTTCTCCATCAACTCGTCGAAGAACGCCCCACAAGAGGTGCAGACGAACGCGACATTCAAGCTGCTGCGAAATCACATGTCGGAGGCGTCATACGACCGGCTCACCGAACGCATGATGGACCCGGACGATGCGAAGGGCGAGTTCACGCCGCAAATGATGGGGGACTTGATGGCGAAGATCGCCACTATCGGTACGAGCCGCCCTATTCAGCCGTCGCGAAACTCTGCCAAGTAGCGGCGGCGTCCTGGCGCACCCTGGAGGCCCGCATGATCGCTGATGGCATCCACGACCCTTTGCGGGACCTGCCTGACATGCACAGTCTCCTGAACTATGTCGAGTTGATCCTCGTCCAGTCCTGCTCGGATGAGAAAGAGCGCGACAAGTTGATGTTCGACCTATACCGCCCGGAGAAAGGCCAGACGGCACCGGGCTTCACCCCGAAGGACCAGTTGGCGTCGTTCGACGCGTTCATGGGTGCGTTCGCTTCAGCGAAAGTCGAGCCCCGCAACAAGAAAGGCAGCGAATGAATGGATGAAGACAGCAGCGATAAGATCCGCGACCTCGTCAACGAAGTGATGTCGGACTCGCAGGTGTCGAAGGCTGCGCAGCAAGTCGCTACCAGAAGCCTCGCAACGACTATTTCGTCGTTCTGGCTCCAATGCGCTGAGGACGGCTGCCCAGACTGGGTAGCCCTCGATTTGGCAAACACGTTGCTGGGTCATTTTATGTACAACGCTGTGGGGCGCGACAAGGGTGATGGCTGCTGCGGGAACGGCTGACGCTGCACCCCAGATCGGCAGGATCTAGCGTATGTCGCAGCCCGTCGGTTCCATCTCAGTCTCGGTCGAGGCGGAAGCGTCCAGCTTTGAGCAGGAGATCGTCGCTGCAGTGCGCGAGGCGATGGGCGAGGTTCTTGACCTGATCAAGGACGCGATGGGTGACGTGTCCGATGCGCTCGGCGATGTTGAGACCGGCGCGTTTGACGACGTGGACGAGGCTGCCTCACAGGCCGCTGATGCGATCAGGGACACCGCTGATGCTGCCACCGATATCGATCTGGGGAGTATCGATACGAGCGGCCTGGATGATGTTTCGAGCGCAGCGCAGGAAGCGGCCGAGAGTGTCCGCGACGTCGCCGAGGAAGCCGCCGAAGCGGAGTCCTCCTTCGATGGGATGGCCGCAGCCTTGGGTGGGATTTCCTTCGCTGCTGCCGGGGCGAGCGCGGCAGCGTTCGGGCAATCCCAAGCCGACCTGAATCTATCCCTGGATCAGTCCGCGATCATCCTCGGGGAATCGCGCGAGTCGATGCGTGATTTGGTCAGCGAAATGACCAACGCGACGTTCCCGATCGGCACGGTCACCGAGGGCATCGAGGCGCTCGCGGAGCGCGGGATCAGCACCCGCGAAGAAATGCAGAACCTGCTGCCCGTGTTCGACCGGCTCTCTGACGCGACCGGCGTCGAGATGGCACGCGGTATCGAAGGGGTCGGTGCCGCACTGTCCGGGATGGGTGTCGGCATCGAGGATGCCGAGCAGCATTTGGACACATTCACGTTCCTGCTCACCCAAACCCCTCTTGAACTCGCCGATGTGGAGCGCGCGACATCCCGGTTCGGTGACGCGTTCCAGGACATGGGTGTGGGTGTCGAAGACGTGGGTGTCGCCTTAGCGACCCTCGCTGAACGAGGTGTGCGCCCACGGGACATGATGCGCGAATTGCAGTCCGCGCTGGATGATTCCGGTGGATCAGCGGACGACTTCTTCGCTCACATCGACGGCGGCACCGGCGCACTGGATGATGTCTCGAAGCGTATGGAGGACGCTCAGGGACAAACTCAGGAGCTCGCGGACGCGTTCGAACGAAACCTGACCCCGATGGACCGCTTCCGCCAATTCACTGAAGAACTCGCGTTCAAGTTCGGTGACTTCGCGCCCCTGTTGTCCGGTGTCGGTGGCGCGATGGCCGGTCTCGCCCCGCTGGTTGGTGGTTTGATCGGTTCTGGCGGGCTCGGAGGCCTGGCTGGCATTCTTGGCCGCGTTGCCGGTGCGGCACGTTTCCTGCTCGGACCGGTTGGTTTGATTATCGGCGGTATCACGCTGCTGCTCGCGAACTCTGAAACCCTCCGCGACGCTCTCGGCCGCCTATTTGAAACCTTCATGGATGTCGCTGGGACGCTGTTCGAAGCGCTCGCACCAGCCTTCGACTCGGTGATGGAAGTTGTCGGCACCCTAGCGGGCGTGATCGGCGATGTGCTCGGCACCGTGCTCGACACACTTATCGACACGCTGCTGCCCGTGCTGATGGACCTGCTCGACACCATGATCCCAATTTGGGAGATGGTCGCAGAGACTGTCGGCGAACTCGCGGCCGCGCTGGCGCCGGTCATCGAGACGATGGGGGAATTGATCTCAGCGGTCCTCCCGCCCCTCGCTGAACTACTCGGCGCCGTACTGCAGCCCGCAATTGAGATTGTCTCCAAAGTCGTTGGGGCACTCGCCGGTGTCCTGTCCACGGTGCTGACTCCGGCGATCGAGATCGTTGCCGGCGTTGTCGGTGGCTTCGCCAATATTCTGAACACTGTCGTGACGGGGGCGCTGAACGCGATCCAGGACCCGATCGGTGCTGTCCGTGACGCGTTCGGCACACTCATCGAAGCCGCAGGCAGGGTCCGGGACACGGCGATCGAAAAGTTCGGTGAACTCCTCACGTGGATCAGGGAACTCCCGGGCCGTGTCCTCTCCGCGCTCGGTAATGTCGCGACTTCACTCGTGCCAGCAGGACGTGACTTCATTCAGGGCCTGATCGAAGGGTTCAAGCAGAAGTTCACCGACGCTGTGAACTGGGTGAAAGACCTTCCGGGCAAGCTGGTCGGTGTTTTCCGCCGGGAATCGGAGACACAGTCACCCTCCCGTCTGATGATGCGTGTTGGTGACGACTTCATGGCTGGCCTGGTTGTCGGTATCGAAGAAAAGTCGAGGGAACTCGCCCCGATCATCGAGCGCGTCGTTCGTGACGCTGCGACGGCTGCCAGTGCGGTGCAGCTCGACGCTCCCACGATCACCGGGAGTGTGGACGCGAGCCTTACCGGTGGTGACTTGTCTGTGTCCGCGGAGATCGATGGCGCGGACCGCTCGGTGAGCGCACTCGGCGCGATCGCGCAGGCGCTTGGCCTGGCAGGTGAGGAAGCAAGCGGTTCGTTCGCCCCGGCCTTGGTGGAAGCCGGTAAGGATGCTGCGAAGCTCGCCCAGATCGTGCAATCCGCGGCGCAGGGGAACATCGCCCCGGCAGCCAGCTTAATTGCGCAGTCCGCGAACACGGCAGGTGCAGCGTTCCAGACGTTCGCGAACCAGCAGGTCAACCCGGCGATGATTTCGGTGGCTCAAGGCGCCGCGAACCTTGCCAACAATGTCGGCACCGCCATTAACCAGCAGATCGTTCCTGCGTGGCAGAACATGGGCACGAACGTGGAGAACGTGAACCGGCAGCGTGTGCAGCCGGTGATGACGGCCGTGCAGGGCGCTGTCAATACG